TGGTTGATGCCTGTGCGCGGAACGGTCGGTGCACCGTTGGTGATTGACGCGGGCGAAACGTTGGTGATCGCCGCCACGGTCGGATCAACAAACTGCCGATCCAGAAACTGCGCCATGGCGTCAATCAGGTCTTGTCGCACCACTGCCTCAGCAGCCGGATTGGAGAACCGCACCAGCTCGTCAGTAAGCACGACAATGCCAGCCGCCTTGGCCCAACGCAAGGTGACGGTATCGAACGCCATCTGGCTAACAGGCTTCGGCGCATTTTCACCGACCCACCCAACGCTCGTGCCAGTTGTGGCACGTGGCATCTGGATGTTGAAGGGAACACGCCGCAATCCAGGCACACGACCGATGATGGTGGCCGGACGCAGCAGCTCGATAAACTCCGACGCCATCACCTGGAACGCGATGAGCGGAGATGCCCAAGTCGCATCCGTTGTAGTGCCTGCACCAACAGCCGCCTTGAGAATAGACGGCAGATCCACCGACAGCGCCAGCTCGACCTCGGGTGTCTGGTCGTGCCATTGCTTGGCGATCTGTTGCGCCTCCCAACGGTTGCCCTTCGCAGCCGCCGATGCCATGCAGTAACGCACGAAGGCTGTTGCAGGAGGAACATTCGGCTTGACAGTGATGATCGGGTTGCGAGCCGAACGGGCAATGATGGCATTGGCCGGATCTTCAGCAACCGGCCTGGAGACCTGCAAAGCCTGCTGCTTGTTGGTCTCCTGCAGCTTCTTGAGCCGAACGAGGTGCGCCTCGATTTTCTTGACACCTTCCTCCAGCTCGTCGTACTCTTCACTGGCAGCATCGTCCAAAACGGACTGCTCGTCAGCAGCGAGCTTCATCAGTTCTTCCATGCGTGCAACGTCAGCGGCACGCTTGGCCTCAAACGCGGAGATCTGTTCCGCCACAGTCTGTTTCATTTTGCTGGCGTCCTTGCGCGCCAAAATACGTTTGTGTGAATCCGGAGCGCCGGAAGATTTTGGTATATGACCTAGCGCGGTCTCGCCTTCTGCAACAATGGAAGTTGAACCATCAAGATTATTGTTATCAAGAAGAAGCACAGTATGGCCTAGCGCGGCCCTGCGTTCTTTTTTATCGATGCTCTTGACAACATCAATGGTAGCTTCAGCTTGAGCCGGAATGGTCACCAGCGAAAGTTCGTAAATTTCCGATTCAAGAAAGTGGATACCGCCATCTTTCATGAATGAAAGTTCGATAGCTCGGAAGCCTATCGAAACTGCCTTAACAAGTCCAAGCTTGACTGACTGCCAGGCCTCATCGATACGATCCTTCAAATTGCCAGGCTCCTTAATGTGTGGCAGCTTGGCCTCAAAAGTGATACCGTCTTTTGTTGGCTTGTCGAATTTAACCTGGCCGACGGGTTGATCGTGGCGATGCTGCCAAAGCAACGGCATTGGGTTCTTGAACTTGACGCCTAGCGGCTCCACAACATCGCCCATGCGATCTGGTGTTGGAGTTGTTGCCACACCGCGAATGATTCGCGCGTCCTGGTCCACCTCCTTGATCTCAAGCAGCGAATAAGCTCGCTGTTCAGAATTATTAAGGACACGCTGAATGTTCATAATGTTGCCTCCTCAAGTGCACCAAGAACTACCGGCCGCGAACCCGGAGTCACCGTCGATTGTCACTATCTGCTTGACCATTCGGAACGCAAAAATTCTTGGACCAGTGTAACCACCGAAGCTGTTCTTGGCATTAACTGTGCCGCAGACGATGTCTTCTGGTGTTCCGAATGAGTCCATCCCCGATCGTCGCGTCATGATCCCCGGAAACTTTGCAGAGTCAGGATCTTTCAGCGTGGCCAGCACTGCCTGCCGAGCCATAGCGAAGGCTTGCTTATCAGAAAGCTCTGCGGTGACAGGCGGAGCTGCTGCTGTCTGGCATGCAACGAGCAACAGAAAAGGAAGAACTTTACTTAAACCAAATGGTGACAATCCAACCTCCAATTCCAGCTGCAGGATTGGTGCAACCAAAAACAAAGCGCAGAGTATCGCCAGCAGGCAAGATCATATAAGTTCCACCGCCCCAATTTTCTTTTTGAATGCGCTGGTTGCCGGCGCCATTTGTATAATCATCGTGTCCGCCATCAATCAAAATTGCACCGTCTGATTGACGGATCACAACTTGAGTAACATCGCTCTTAGTGCCTTCACCAAGACCATTCCAAATCTGAATTTGAACTATGTTGATTGGAGCGCCAGTGTTGTTCTGCCAAGTCTCAAGATGTATTGGCCCACACGGACGACCACCTGGGCCTGTTGAAATTATAGCCTGGCCCTTGCTGATTTGTGCTTGTGCTGGGATGAGCCAAAGCAAAATCAAAAACAAACTGACGATGAGTCTCATTTCAATAACCTGGACGCGGTTTGCGCGGGGGTTTAGGCTTTGGCTTCCTGGCCATGATAGCTCTCCGGTTTCATAATGGACGGAGCTGGCGGTATGTTGCCGCCAATCATTGGACCCTTGTATTGAATGACACGAATGGTGGCGATGCCAAAGATCAACGCCACGATCATGTAAAGCGCAATCAATGCTACGATCGCTATATAAAGTTTCTGAATGTTGGCAGGTGGTGCCCAGCCGAGAAAGCTGAGAAGCCAAAGCGCAATAGCTCCAATGAGGAGCAAGATCACCACCACGATCGCGATATTGATCAAACCCAGAAGAATTCCTGACAGAGACATCGTTGCCTCCTCAAAAGGTGAACATCTGAAACTGCGGCTTGGGTTCGTCTTCCGGCACTGCTCCAAATGCCATCGTCAACGCCACCATACCATCAATGCGCCCAGCTGATCTGTCCTTGGCAAGCTTCTTATTGCCAGCCGGATCGGTCTGCACCACCGCATTGGCTGCACACATCGACAGCACCGGATGGTTGCCGTGTGCAATACGGCCGTTGAGGATCTCAGCTTCCAGCATTCGCAACGCAGGGCTCATGGATTGGAACCCCTGACCAAATTCCATAAAGTGTTCCTTGACTTGACGCTCGGTGAACCCGGCACGGAAGAGACAAGGCTTCAGATGTTTGAAGTTCCAGCGGTCAAAAGAGATCTTAACAATCTTGTAAGCAGAGAAGATCTCACGCAACTCGGTTGCAACGTAATCATAGTCAACTGACTTGCCCGGAGTGGCTATCAAATGACCCTGCTTGTACCACATGTCGTAAGGCACGCGATCCTTGTGTGACTTATCCAGCAAGCCTTCTCCAGGTAACCAGAACCTTGGGTGGACCTGCCAGCGATCTCCTGCCTTCCCAATCAATACCAGAGAAGTCAGATCTGCAACCTCTGACAGGTCCAATCCGCCATACACCGGGAGGTCATTCAGGGCAGACGGCGGATCTCCACAAGACATCCACACTGTGCGCGTGACAAATGGTGCAGACGTCTCAACACGTTGGTTCAAGATGAGATTGCGAAATTCAGCTTCACGTGATGGCATACGTTGGGCAGAGTTGGCCATGCCCATCACTTCACGTTTGTTCAAGAAATCGCCCATGGCAGGGTTGGCCTTGCGGACGGTTTCTTCAATAAACGGATTGTCGTCGATCGGTGCTGTGTAAAGACTGACGACGGTGTGTGGATCGTTCTCTGCCAACGCATCGTCAATGAGAATAGACAGCAGATCGTTATCGGTGCGAGCTTGCGTTGAGATAATGATTGAAAGCGGATTTTCCTGCGCACCGGTCGCGGTTTCTAGCGCCTCGTAAAGCTCTGAACGTGGACCAACAACCTGGCCTAGCTCATCGTGCACGATGAAAACCGGGCTGAGACCGTATGAGGTCTTGACCTCTGCCGAGAGTGCGCGGTACAATGTTCCCAGTCCAGGGCAGAAAAGCTGCTTGGCGTTCTCGCGCACCTTCACAAATTCTGAAAGCACTGGCGACATACGTACGATCTTCGCAGCCAGCGAGAAAATGATACCGGCCTGATCGCGCGATTGTGCTGCGCTGAACAGCTGTGAGTTAGCTTTGGCCTCAACGCCGCACAAATGAACCAGAAGGAGGAAGGCGGCAAGAGTTGACTTGGCATTCTTGCGGCCAAAGGAAATGATAGCTCTGCGAGTGCCTTCCGGGTTGTCGTAGATCTTCCTAATCTCTCGCTTCTGCCATTCCCTCAACTTAACCGGCTTGGTCACATCCTTGCCTTCTGGGATGAAGCAGTACTCCTCAATCCAATTGATCACGCGCTGACCGCGTGTGTTTTCAGGCTTGCGCGGCCGACCACGCTTACGCTTGTGCGTTGATTCAGTGTTCAGGTTTTCCATGGATTGGCAATCACTGTCGGACGACCAGTTCGATCGTCTCGCTGGGCCTGATGGCTGATGCGCATTTTGGTTGCAAGGGTCGCCACCAGCTTGGCATTCTCATTTTCTGACCGGAGTAGCTTCTGAAACTCTTTGAAGCTGAAATGTTCGTTCTTCTCTGGGTCCTGATATCCTTCAATCATAGCCGCCAGCAAGCGGCTCCTGGAGATAGCTCGGCAATAAGCCACTAGCAGGCCGTGGGTCTCTTTTGGGAACCAATCCGCTGGCATGCGGTTGACTATCTCACGCCACTCA